CCAGACTCCTTCATGCTCTTCTTGAGAGAAGAGATATGAGAGTTGGCTATGCCTTCCCCCAGCCTATTTGCAGTATCTGGGAAGATGTCAAATTGATCTGGGGTGAGAACAAAGACCTGCTCTTTGATTCTTTTTTTAGAACCACTGCCATTGTAATTTCTACGCCCATCTGTCTCTAAGATTCCACCAACTGATGTGCGTATCTGCGTTTGTGTTCCCATAAATTTCGCTCTAGTTAGGGTTTTTCGATTCAGGTTGATGAGGGACGTACCCGATATTGCCGTCTTCATCCGTAACCTCATCCACCCTGTCAATGGAGAAATACTTACCGTAAAGTTTTGCTTCCCCAAAGTCCTGAATAGCAGTCTCAGGTGTGTAAGACTTCACCAAAACGGTAATAGCGTATAAATTCCGCTCACCTGCATTAGGCATCTTTATTTCAAATGCCTTATCTACTGTTCTTATCCTAGACATACTATAATGTTAACAAGTAAGTATTAATTGTCAACAACTAATGTAAACAAGTAAGCAAACATTATCACAAGGGCTATCCCGTACATCCCTAAAACGAGATGTACCAAGGCCAGAAAAGCTACTTTCATGCTAAATCTGCGAACATTGTGTATTCTTTAACGAATGCCATTTTGGTAGTACCTATACCACCAAAGCGGTTCTTCGCTAGGTTGACTTCTGCCGTACCCTTATCGTTCGTATCGTGATTGTAGGCTTCATCCCGATACAGTAAAAAGATTCGTGATGCAGATTCTTCGATCTTCCCAGATTCAGATAGGTCACTCATCACTGGTTTTCTTGTCGCTCGACTCTCCACGCCTCGATTGATCTGACTCAGAACACAAATATTGATCTGCATCCGCTTGGCTAGATCAGCTAGGTCGTCACATATCTCACCAACTTCAAGATACCTCGCATCACGCTGGGGGACCTTAACCCGCTGTATATAATCCAACACCACAAACTGAACGCCATACCTGCGAACATGACTGCGGATACTGTTCAGACATTCAAACAGCGTTCTGCTGGTGTCGTCTATATAGACAGGCAACTCGCTCAGCTCTTTATTCTTCGAAAAAATTTCAGTCCAGTCGTCCTTATTAAGGTCCTGCTGAGAAAGCTTTGATTCTGGAATTCTGCAATACCCAGAGAGAATCTTTCTGACGATCTGGGGTTCTGGCATCTCGATGGATAGCATCAAGCAGGGTATCTGCTGACTTGCCACGTTGGTCATTAGGCTGGTGGCAAAGCTGGTTTTACCCATCCCAGTCCGTCCAGCAACCACATCAAGCTGGCCCAACTGTAGGCCCCCATCCAGCCATTTATCTATAGACTTCCATTTTGTGGGAATGCGCTTCGACTCGCTCGCCAATGCAGGATTATCAAGCACCTGCACTAGATTAAGAAAGCCTTCGTGGAAACTGGAAGACCTTCTGACCCCGTTCTCTGATAGATTGTCGAGCCTTTTCTGAGCTATCTGCAACAGCTCATCGGGCTCACCACCAGCGTATATCTGCTCACCTAAAAATGTCCCCAACTCCACAAGTCTCCTACCTGAAGCCCCAGTCTTAACATCTAGAGCGTATTGGTTAACAAGTTCAGGGTCATTCTGACTAAAAAGGGTCAGACCTTCAATGTAATCCTGCTTTATCTGCTTACCCTTGAGTCTTGAAGATATGGTTGTTGCATCGATTGGGACATCCTGTGCGTTCATCGCAATGATGGATTCCCAGATAAAACGGTTGGATTCAGACTCGAAATCGTCAGCTCTTATAAGGGAGTAAACTCCCTCGATTAAATCTGGATCAGCTATTAATGATCCGAGAAGTGCTTTCTCCGATCTTCGGTTCTGATCCAGTATCGATATCGGGTCCGATATTCCAGATGATTGTTTGGTCATGTGTTGTGTATATTTCCGTCCTTGGTGACGGACTCCGTTTTGCGAGTTCATAACTTTTCTTAAAAGCTTCCTCAAATTTCTTATCTCTCAACCTGTCTAGGGTCGTACCCAAATACGGGTCAGAGCCCTTAAGTCTCACCAAGGCTTCAGCCATATACTGATCGCCTTGGATAACAATCTTAGAATCACCGTTCAAAATGTTCCCCAGCATCGGGGAGTTCATCAGCTTCCAGAACGCTATTGAGGGGTGATCCTTCTGCTGAAATTCAGTATCAAGATAACGAGCTTCTTTGGCATTCCACCAAGTCGCTCCGTTCTTCTTCCATTGTGGCGGGTTCTTACTCTCACACATCGCTACATAGGCGATAGTGCCCTGCATAACACGATCTCTGCCGTGTTTCGAGACAGCCTTCACCCAAGACTTGTATGCAGGTTTCTTCTGGCCTACCTTGTCTCTGCTCTTACCGCAGTAGACTTTCCAGTCTTCGTCAAACTCTTTCGGGTAGCCCTCTTCAACCTCAACTGTAGGGATCTCTACGCTTGTCCCCAGATACCCTTTCGGTTTTTTGAAGAGTTCATGCTCAAGGTTGAAAGTAATCGTACTGACCTTCCTAAAACCTCGCTCACCTTTAATAGCGCCAGCGTAAGTTGAAACTGTAAGGATATTATCCTTTTCAAGATTCTTAAGCGCAGTCCGAACCTGCTGTCTGGTTAAACCGCATTCGACTTGTATCTGCTGAATAGTAGTAGGGCAAACCCCTGTTTTGTAATCATAAATCTGCATCAGATACATCAGTGGAGATCCTTTAACAACGAGACTGAAAAGGGGAGACTCCCGATCCAGTCTTGTCATAAAAATATATCCTCTGTTTTGCTTTTCTGTTGACAATGGTTCTTGATGAGTTCGAGAACGAGTTTAATGACGGCTCCCCTTGGAAGCAACGGCCTGCCGAGCTGATCGCTGGCAGACCCGCAGGACGTTAGCCCATCTCTTCCATTTTCTTCCGAGCAAGGTCAGCAACAGCTTCGCTGGTCTTGCTTGTCTCCATCCTAGTAATCTTCTCCTTTGTGTGTTTCAGCATCTCCCGCACAACAGAGTCAGCCTCATCGGTTAATTCAAGCAACTTCTTGTCTTTGTTCAATATATCGACAAGAAACTTTCTGGCCTGCTTGCCTTCTTCCAAACTATAGGTGTCTGTTTCACAGAATTCAGCCAGTGTAGCTGATGCGTTTGACAACCGTTCAATTGCCTGCTCTTTTAAGGACAGCTTCTGATGCTCTTCCTTCTCAGCCTTCTTCGCTTTTTGTTTAGCCCGAAGCTCTTTGACTTCTTTGGCTGGGGATCCTTTTTCTTCAGAAACTGGTGCACCACCTAGAAAATCCGAATCACTGGCTTCCCTTACAGCATCCTTCACCTTGTCTGGCATCGGGATGCTGTTCTCACTCTTCGCATCAAGCTCAGACTTATCGGCTGATGCTTCGTTATCAATTCTTGGGTCATACGAATCAACTTCCTGTCCCTCGACAGGGATTTCGTAGAAGCTAAACATCCCATTCTTATAAGCATAAGAGTGGGCTTTCCCAGATGCCTTATCACCTTGATCAAAACCTTCCCCAATACATACATGTTCAACGTAATCACTCTTGTCGTCAGATGATGAGAACCGCATTACAAATAAGCATGTAATATGTGTATTATTACCCTGCTGGGCTACGTTGAAGTGATCGATCCTGTTGATGCTGAAATTAACACCGTACTTCGCATGAAGACTGGATACTGTAGCCATCGTGGAATCGACACCACGATACTTGTACTTCCCGCCAAAGTTGGTTTGGTTCGCCTTGGCGATACCTTGCTCGCACAGGTCACGTTTTACGTGAGCAATGCGCTGTTCAATTTTAAGATTACGCTCTGTCATAAATCTTAACTTGGTTTGAGGTTGAGGTTTTGATGTACTGTTCTGCAAGTGATGGGTGATCTGATTTGAATCGAGTTGAGTCGAATCGATTTGATTCGATTTGCCTGACTTCAAACCGTTTCTCACCTTCCCACGTGTACCCTGTCGCATCTTCCAAAGCCTTCATCAGCTCGTTCTCAAGATACTTGGCTTCCTCAGCCAAGTGCTTACTCTCTTTCTTGAGAGACTGGATGCGTTGGATGCGATTCTCTGTCTTCTCGTCAGCTTCTACGAACATGCCGTTACGATCCTTCGACTTCAGATAGACAGACAGGTGACTGGATGGGTCAGCAGGCGGGGAACCCCCTGTTACAAACAACTCCCGACACTTCACCAGATAATTTCGTATCTGCGTAATCGCTTCTTCGTTACGTTTGATCACGAAAATCTTCAGTTCATGTGGGATCTCACGCATGATCTCGCCAGCAGGGACGCCATCCTGCAAGTGACGAACTGCGTTGGGGATAGAATGACGGTTCTCCAGACATAGAACCGCATTGTAAACGCCATCAAGCTCGTCTACCATCATTTGATGTTGGCATTGAGTCTCGTAGGCGAGGCTTGTATCTGAAGAAAGGTGCGAACCTAGTTGTTTCTTTGTGCCAAAAGAGCTAGTCGTTTTGCATTCCATTGCCCACCTTCCTTCAGATTCGTCAGCCATATGAAAATCCTTCGAGCAGGTCAGCCACGTACCTGACCTTGCACCTAGATAATATGGACACTTGAACGCATCCATTTTCAGCATTTCGCATGCTTTTTCTGCCACCCATTTTTCCATTAGCTGTCCAAACTGGACTGACGCTACTTGAGACAGATCGTCCCATTGGCCTGTCCGCATCTGCTCAAAAACTTTAAGTGGCGAGCCGTATAGCCCCATTAACGAAGGTGTTAGGCTGGCACTAAAATGTCCCGCCTTGCCCCACTCGATTTTCTTTTCCGAGAATTCTTTCAAGCTCAGCTTGGAGCTTTGATACAAGATCTCCGCTTTCGGCTGGTAAGTTTTTGGTACTGGAATAATCATTGTCTGACTTCGTTGTAGGATGTTCAACTTTATTCAACAATGCAGGCTTCGTGTCTACATTTATAATATTTACTCCCAGCGTATCAATCTTCTCATGATCCTTCGTTGCCCTCTCTTTCATGCTGGGGTATTGATTCTCCCACTCTAAATCTCTGGCAAGGATCTCTTCGTTGGATAAGTGAATGAACTTGCATTCACGGGTTGCCTTCAGAAGAGACTCTTTAACTGGTTTGTGACTTCTCCACGGGTTGTGGATGTGTGTCCGTTTCATCCTTATATGCTAATATGATAACATATGTTTACATTAGAAACAAGTAATATTTACTTACTTTATTTTCGCACCAGCAGGATCAAACATATAGGTATAGTCACCAGACTCTGCTACAACAGCACCCTTCGGGTGTTGCCGACAGGATTGGATGATCTCCTTGACCTTCGCTTCGACAGGCTTCCCATTAAGGTCAAAGAGAACATCCTTTCCTATTCTAACACAGTCTACACCCAACTCGTTCAGCTTGTTTTCAAGCTCTCTTTTCATTTGGTTCATATATCTCCTTTTGGAAAGTGAAAGGTACTCATAATACCGAATCCTCATGAGAAAACAAGTAATCATTTATGTATTTTTTAGCCTCATCGACAGACTTGAACCAGCCTATCGTCTGGCTTGGGTATCCGTCCACCAGATGCTGGATAATGTAAGAGATAGAGCCATCCATCTCCATCTGAGACTGGATGACCCATTCCCCCTTTTTAGCCATATTCTTAAACTCTTTTGAGAGCATTTATGATTTTAGTAAAAGCCTTTTGAAGGTCTATGTTTCTCTTTCTAAGCTCTCGATTCTCAGCTTCGAGCCGAGAGATTTTCGAGAGTAGGACCCCTTCCCTTTCTTGCTCTTCTTCACTTTCGTTTTCCACCTCGTGAAGTGAAACGTCTTTGAGATCCCCGAACTGCTCGAACCATCGGTATGCGACTCCGAGCGTTGGGCAGTCGTAGGCCCGTCCTGAGTTGTGCTCACACTTGTATATTTTTGATTTTCTGCTGACATCTATCTGCTCGATTGATCCGATCTTGAGTTTACCTAAAGTTGTTTGCATGTAGGCGATCACTCTGCGATCTGTTTCATGTCCAAAGGTTATCATGAGAATAAAACTCCTTCAGTAGGTTCATCTTGAATAAAAGACTTAGGCCAGTTTCTGGCGCACTCCGAACATATACCGACACCTATGCATACAGCTCCGTCATCCCGAATGATTTTCTCATGATCAAAGATTACCTGCCGATTCAGCATCATTTCAGAATGAGTTGCCTTTCCACAATCAGCGCACTCGAAATCAGACATAGCCAACCATCTGCTTCTGTATAGCTCTCAGGTTTTGTTTCTTCGCAAGACGCTTAAATGCAGACCCTTTAATTTGGTATATTCTCTGGGTTGTGAGCCTCATCAGATTAGATATCTCCTCAACAGTATGCTCGCTTTCGTTGATCCCAAAAAACAGACGAACAACCATCTGCTCTTGGTCTGGTAATGTTTGTACAAGTTTCTGTACAACATCGGCTAATACCCGTCGATCATGATGTATTTCAATTTTGAACATTGACCCCCATTAGTCTGAGTTTCATCTTCAGCATTTGAATGCCTTCTTTAAGCTGTCCAACAGTTATCTGCCACTTTGTGCAGACATGCTTTCTAGTTCTCCAATGAGCCTGCAACCGACTCATGCTGATCACCTTTAGGTCTTTAGGCGGGGGGCAACACTCGCATATTTCCGACTCCTCTATATCCACAGAATTTGGGACCCAAAATGGATGGTGTTTAACGCCACACAAATACGTATGCGATATCTCGCTATGTACCATTGCGATGAAAACCGTAGGGTCTTTGTATACCAAATACTGGGACGCACCCGCTTGGACCCGTAAATCCAAGCGCAATTTCCTCAGCTCTGACAACCTGAAGAACTTATCAGTCAAAACTATTTCGCCATCATTATTCACAGTAGTTTGTAGTTTTTGTTGACATGTTTTATAACCATACCTGTAGTGAAGTAGGCCACGCTCAAGAGAGAGCGCTACTTTATCATCTAAGCTAGGCATATGGATTCCTCAAATGAAAGGCCCTCGAAAGGGCCAGTTATCTACCCTCTGTTCATCTGAAAGAAGCGGAACGCTACCTTCCAGTCGAGAGTCTGCACAAGTACATCCTTCCCATCCATAACAACAAACACAGGCTGGTCTTCAGATGAAGCTTTGTGCGTTAAGGGGTCATTGTGTTGGGTCACAGTAAGAGCCTTCCCCTTTTTGCTCTTACCTGACATGCGCTGGATCATAAAGCATCCTTTCGCAGAGGTTGGTTATAGGTTACGTGTAAACAAGTAACCATATAATGTGGAACGAACTATCTTATCCGTTCAGATTGTCTCCAATAGGCATGAGAAAACCTGCCTTTGGTGTTGCCAAGGTGACGATATGTCGTACAAATACAACATCGTGGTGAGCGTTTTCGCCAAGATTTCGACTTCCTTTTCCCAACAGTCATAACCACCCCTATTATAAAATTAGACATTTTAATTCTCCTTCGACCCCCATAATTTCTCTTCTCTATCGTAGTAATCCCAAAAATAAGATCTAATCTCTTTAGCATCTTCTAGATACTTACCTACTACTTTAATCGTAGGGTTATCATTGCTAGCTAATAAGAATACGAATACTTTTAAATAACTCATTTGACTCCTTCTCAATGTATCGGTTTAATCGCACCCGTAGCAATCAGTGCTTTAACAAACTCATCGTCGTCGTATGTTGGTATAAGCCATTCATCAAGATCCAGAATGCGTTGTGCGACTCTGTCTTTGTAAACAGTATTGTCAGGTTCAATGATCAATGTAGATTTTCGTAATTGAGTAACGACATCGTGTGCGTTGCCCTCAATAATCTGAGGACGTTCGTGCATTACAGCTATTCTATACTTCATCTAATTCCTTTGTGCTTGTGTTTTGAAAAGGTGTGTTAACCAAGTTTTCAGCCTCTTTTTAGACTTTTTATTCTTATTACTTGCGGTTTCTCTTAGATCGTCTGCGAACTGTCTAGTCTCTTTCTGAGAGTTGTTTCCAACGATCCGCTTGAGTCTGCCTTGGTTTCGCTACTGGATCTATTTCCACTTTTAGGAATGAATCCATAAGTCACATCTTGGTTATAATTTTTATCTCCATTAATATTGATTACCGGATATTCCAATTCATGTTTGTAGATGAAGCAATATTCATCGATATCCGCAACGGATACATATTCACGAATACCACTAATATTTTTTATATAGCTTTTTAAAACCCAGTTTAATTCTTTATATTCAATCATATTTCCTCTTTCCTTATCCATTATAAATCTTCCTCTTGTGTATAGTTCCTTTTTACATCTTCTAAATGAAATTCTATCCAGGTACATGCA